TTCTTCGGTGATTTGTGTAAGGTCGGGGGTCATGCCGCCACCTCAACCGTTTGATTGGCGATTTCGTAAATCTTGATTTTGCGGCTCCCACCAGCGTAGACGGTTTGCGCTTTCAGGTCCCCACGCGCCCCCAAATAATTCAATGCGCCCATCAACCCATCGTCGCCAACGCGGCGGGCAACATCGTCAAGCGTCATCGGCAAAAACTCCCGGCGGCTTTTGCTCCAGAACGCGGCCTTGATTTCCGCAAGCCGGGCGTCTGTGTTTTTTTTGATGTATGTTCTCATGCTGCGCTCCTGATTTTGTGCAAAATGCTTTCGGTGATGCTCGGGCCGCGCAGAAATTGCTTGCGAAGCCTGGCGATGGTTTCCGCATAGGCTGCGTCCAATGCGCTGATTTCGACAACGCGGCGGATACCGTGCAAAATGCTGGTATGGTCGCGGTTGCCTAGCCTTGCGCCGATTGCTTGCATGGAGTGGCCAGCCTCATGGGATAGCGCGCAAACGGCAAAGCGTGGGTAAGCAAATTGGCGTTGTATTGACGGCCCGGTGATGTTGACTGGGCAAACGTCAAAGGCGCGGGCAACGGCTGCGGTGATTTGGAATACTGTGGGGGTCATTTTTTATCTTCCAACGATCTCAACAGGTCTGGGTTTACCCTGCCCGCGATATAAGCATCCCGCACAAAGTCGGGGCACATCCCGGCCATGGTCACTACGGATTGGAATTTTTTCCCGCCAAACCTGATCCATGCGTCGGCCTCAGTGCGTTCTGTTTCTTTATTGCCTGTTGCGTCTGTTGCGTCCAGCAATGCGCGCAAAACAACTGACTGCCAGAGGATTTGTTCTGGCGATTGATTTGGGTGCGATATCATTTTATCATTTCCTCCAGCATTTTGCGACCTTTTGGCGTCAGGTTGTAAGTTTGCGTTGCGTTAATAGTTAATGCGATTACGATGTCGCGAAACGACAGTTTCCACATAGCAGCGGCAACATTTGCGGCGCTAAGCCCTGACCGGGCTTCAACGTCCGCTTTTGTGCAAGCAACAACCTGGCGGCGAGACTTATGCCAAAAAGCGCGCAGGGCTTTGGTTTGATGATCGTCGAGATGATAATCGGGGGTCATTCTGCTGCCCCCTTGTCACTGTCAACTGGCGGGGCGGTCCACCCCGCAACTTTGGCGATTGCAGCCCGGTGGTGAGCGTTCGCGGCGGCTTCGGCAGCGGCTTCGCCCCTCAAGCCCTTAGCAATTCGAACGCGACTACCGTATGGATCTCTTTCCCAAAAAACACTAAAATATCCGTGCGGACTTGTTGAATAAATCCTGTAATCAAACATGCTTCCGTATGTTCTGTTCCCAAGCCAAAACAACTCCGGTATCATCCCCGGCAATGCGGCAAGGATTGCGTCGGCAACATGATTATCCATTTGGTGCTCTTCGCCAAGAGTTTCTGCAATTACGGCGGCTATCTGGTCACGCATGGTCATTCTGTGCCGCCTTTCTTGCCATCCGCCAATTCTCCACCGCAAGCGGCATATCCTGCAAGATCCACCCAATTGTCAGCGTGTGCTGGGCTGGATTTGATGCGGGCGATTTTCAGCAGGCCCATCATCACGGCCACTTCGGTGGCGCTTACTGGCGTGCCGAGGTGCGCCGACCAATAGTCAGCGATAAGCCCAAAGCTCTTTTCTGCGCCGCCGTATGTTGCGGCCCTGTCGACGGTGACAGCCTGCACAGCGGCGTCTAGGATTTCTTTGCGGTTCATTTTGTCAGGTTCCTTGCTGGGTTGTTGGGCGGGGCTGTTAAGCCGCCGCCGAGGGTTGATCAGGCCGCGCGGGCAGCCATGATTGCGCAGGTCATTTTGAAAACCGCGTCTGCGTGGTCGCGCATGGCAACCTGTGCTGTGACGCCGATAAACTCTGCAACTTCCTGTGCTGCGCGGGCGGTGATTTGATTGATGCTCTGGCTTGTCATTGTGTCAGGTTCCTTGGGTTGGTGGCTTTCGCCGTTTCCTTAGGATTACCATAAACGCTAAAAACGCGCGAGGCAAGGGAAAAAGCACCAAAACAAAGATAATCATTGTAAACACATCTTGCACAGCCGTGTTTAAGAAAGAAGGCCCTAAGAACAATGGGTTAAGTCTCTTTTAATCATTTATTATAATACTAGATACTACTTTTTTTAGTCCCAAAACCATCCTTAGAGAAGTGCTTAAAGGGGGTAACTCTAGAGGGTATATATATGTCTATAGGGCTGTTTATGATTAACATGTTTACAACCGTCTTTTTTCTTTCAAAATCAAAAGCTTACATCTTATCAATGCCCCTTTTAATCTTAAACAGTGTTTAACACTTTACCCCAAAAACCAAAAAAACGCCCCGAAAGGCGCTTTTTTAATTGTTTGCTTAAATTTTAATCAGGCGCGAATCGTGACCCAAACCGTGACCGCCTTACCCCGATATTTTCGGCCCCGGCTTACCTCATCAATCATTTTTGACGCCTTCATCTTCTCCAAAATCGGCAAAAGCGCAGCCGGTTTCATGCGAATACGGTTGGACAAAACCGATATACTGCACCCCTTATCTGGGTCAATAAACGACATTAACCGCGCGGCAATCGACTCCTCCGGCCTGTCCTTGGCGTTGTCATTCGCGAACACCAACGCGATCTTGGCGTCGATCTCCTGCCGCACATAAGCAAAGGCCCAGCGCACATGCTCTGCCGTTCTGGTGCCGCCGTGGATGCCCAGAATGAAGCTGATTTTGGCAATCATCTCATACGACCGCCGAATCATTGCCACTGATGCCTCGCCCGTATGCTCGCCCATATCATCCGCATAACCGTGCAACCAAGACGCAATATCTAGCAACATTTTGTCAGCCTCAGGCGTGGTTCCGATTTCCTGCATATCGCCGTAATGCTCGATCCTGGCCGATCCTTTTTGCATCGCGTCAAACGCTCCGCCGTTGTAAAGCGCGGCAAGCTGGATCTGCAATCCGTCCGACAATGGCACCCGCTTAAACCCAACACGCGCCTCCGGGTTTATGTCTTTTTCCGTCACAATGATCGACCGGCCCACAAAGCCCTGCGTGGCGGTTTCGCCGTCCATAATGCCGTCAAACGTGCTAGGCGTCGTGAACCCTACCAGCGACAGGAAGGGCCGCTCTAGCCCGTTGTCAATCATCCCCAGCATGCGCTCCGCGCGGGCAATGGTTGGCGCGTCGCCGTCGTCCTGGGCGCGGGACAGCGCCATCCCGTAAACCTTGCGCAGATCGCGCTTGATGTCGCCGCCTAGCAATAGGTGGGTGTTGGCTTTGGAATAGGCCGACATGATCGCCCCGAATACCCCTTCGAGGTATGCGGCCCCGCCCTTCTTTTGCGCGTTGCGGATCTTGCCAAGCAAAATTCCGACTTCATCAACCAAATAAAACGCGGGCTGATGTTCGATCAGGTTCCGCATGATTTCTTGTTCCGATTTAATCGCGCCTTGCATGGCGCCGCCAAGCCCCGCTGCCCGGTGCAGTTCCGCCATTGCTTGTTGCACGGCTTCCTTACCCGTAGCCGATGCCGCCACGCAAAACGCCATCATGTTTGCCGTAACCCCATCGCGGGCATCCACATGCCGCAATCCGCCAATGTTGCCGACCGATACAATGGCAGTGGCCACCGATAAATTGCGGCGTTTATAGCGGCACTGCCCGTCGATCCAGTTTGCAATTTCACCAACAAAACCCGGCGGGGTTTGCAGGTCCACGTCATCAACCGAAAACGGCAGCGCGGGGCCGGGGCGTTCCAATTTGTCCGGCGTGGGTGCTTTGTAGTCAGACCCAAAATCGTTAGCGTCAAAATCTGCAAAATCGCTGGCGTCAAAATCCCCATCGTTCATTCTGTTTTTTCCTTTTTTGCCCAAGACAAAAAGGCCGCCTGATCATGCGCGGCCATGCCATTAAATAATTTCGCCACAAGGCGCTTGCGGGTTTTGCTGTGAATTTCAGTTTCAGCCAAACGCAATGCGATAGCGTACAAATACGCCTCCAACTCAATCGTGTTGGCCAGACCCGCCCACCAATGCGCGTCATCGTCGGTTGATGAAATGACGGGCAGTGGCGACCCGGCCCGACCATCCTCGATCACGGCGCAGATGATTTCAAACGCAGCAACCGGGCAGGTCTTTATTGCCCGCTCAATCGCCGCCGACATTTTCACGATTGCCGATGCAACAGGCGGCGCGGTCACTTGTTTGCCTCAAAATATGCAACCAGCTTTTGCACAACGTAAAAGGTCGGAACGGTCTTGCCGTCGCGGATGCGCGCAATGGTGCTGCGATGTACGCCCGACCCCTCTGATACAATGTCCAACCGCCGATCAGCCAGCGTTGCCCTGATTTCGTCAATATCCATTTTCTTGCCCCTTTAGTGATGCGCTATAGAAACGCTTCTAAGCTGCAAAATGCCGCTTGACAACCTGTTTTGCAAGCCCTAAAACAACAGGGCGGGATTTAGAGCATGGCCCGCCATGCACGCCCAATGGGCAGAGAGAGAGACAAAATGAGCCATATGGACTCAATTGAAACGCCGCAAGATCGGGCCGTGCTGGTTACGATTTGCGCCGATAGCGGGATGGGCAAAACCAGCCTAGCCGCGACATTCCCAAAGCCAATTTTTATTCGCGCCGAGGATGGGATGCAATCCGTACCCCGTCAAAATCGGCCTGATGCTTTCCCAGTGCTGTCCGGGACCGCAATGCTTTGGGATCAACTGAAGGCCCTGATCCACGACGATCACGACTATCAGACATTGGTGATTGACAGCGTGACCGCGCTGGAACGGTTGTTCTTGGCTGATGTTTTGGCGCAAGATCCGAAAGCCAAATCCATCAATCAAGCCCTTGGCGGATACGGGGCCGGAACGTCAGCCGTCGCCGCAATGCACCAGCGTGTCAGAAAAGCGGCGGGGCTGCTCAACACAAAGCGCGGGATGCACGTTGTATTTATCGCGCACGCAGATGTTGAAACAATAAAACTTCCCGACAGCGACGACTATATGCGCTATTCGCTGCGCTTGCCCGCCAAATCCCTGCCGCCATATGTCGATGATGTGGATGTTGTTGGATTCCTGAAACTCGAAACATTTACAAAGGGCGAGGAGGGTGAGCGTAAAAAAGCCTTCAGCACGGGCGACCGTCAATTGATCGTCCACGCCTGCGCCGCCAACGTCAGCAAAAACCGCTTTGGCATCACCGAACCGCTGGAATTTGTGGCGGGCGTAAACCCTCTTGCAGCGGTTATCCCGGCGCTTGGCGGGGCTGATATTGTGGCTGGCGAAAGCTGGCTGGCAACAACCGAAACAACAACCAAAAAAGAAGGAGAATAAAATGGCTTTTTGGGATCTCAGTGAAGGCGGCAGCGCCACGGATGACGGCAAAAAAGAATTTGACGGGGGCGGTGGTAAATTTGATCCAATCCCGGATGGCTCAAACGTGCTGGCAATCATTGACGCGGTGGCATGGGCAAACACCCAACAGGACGGAAGCGGGGCCGAATACATCAAAGCAACTTGGTCGATTGTCAGCCCAGACGAATACGCAAACCGCAAGATTTTTCATAAAATCTGGGTGACGGATTTTGACCCAAGCGCGAAAGACGACGCCAAGGCACTGGCCAAACGCGACAAAGCACGCAAGATGCTGGCGGCGATTGATGCCAACGCTGGCGGCAAGCTGGGCCAAAAGACTGGCAAGCCAAGCGATGATGAATTGGCGCTGCACCTTTGTAACAAACCAATGATTATCACGGCGCGGCTGTGGGAAGTCGAGGACCGCAACACCGGCGCGACCATTTCCGGCAACTGGGTTTCAGCTGTTGCGCCAAAATCCAAGGGTATTGATGTTAAAGCCGCAGCGGCATCAAAGCCCAAGGCACAATCGGGCGGCGGAACCGGGCGGCGTGATTTGGATGAGGATTCGATTCCATTTTAATCTAAACAACTAAAAGACGCGGGGCGAAGGTGGTGACCGATTGGTTTGAGTATTCAAACCGCCCCGCGCAAGTTGTTTTCAACAAGGAACAAAACAGAGGATATACCGACATGGAACAGAGATCAAGCGAATGGTTTGAAGCACGCAAGGGACGGATAACGGCATCAAGCGTTGGGGCCATTCTTGGCGTTGCGCCGTATGCCACCCGCGCGGATGTTATGCGCCGAATGGTGCGCGAAACGTTGGGCGCTGAAAACGAATTTCAAGGCAACATCGCGACAGAATACGGCGTCAACAATGAAGCCGGGGCGCTGATTGATTTTGAAATGGAAACGGGCCGAGACGTGCAGGCCGTTGGCTTTGTCACTCGCGAGGATTGGGCCGGGGCAAGCCCTGACGGATTGATTGGAGATCGTCAGGGGCTTGAAATAAAATGCCCGTTTGGCTTGCGCAATGATGCCGCGCCGAAATTTAAGACGCTGGCCGATCAACCGCATTATTTGGCGCAGGTACAATTTAGCCTTTGGGTGACAGGTCGCGCTGGCTGGCATTTTTACCAATGGACGGCCAAGGCAACAAGCCGTGAATATGCTGCTGTCAGCCATGAATGGCAGGCGGAAAATTTGCCGATCTTGCGTCAATTCCATGCGGAATATCTGCATGAGGTTGAACATAACGCAGCACCGCACTTGGCACCATTGCGCACTGACATTGATACGCCAGAGGCATGGCGGATTATGGGAGAGTTTGACCAGATACAGGAGGCGATTGATTGCGCGACAGATCGTAAAGAGGAATTGATTGCG